ATTTAGATGAAGCTTGTTCTAAATGTATAGATAAAAAATGATTATAAAAAAACCCCTATTAAGGGGTTTTTTATTTAATCTAATTTCTGGTGATGTCTTTCTAATGCTTCTTGAAATGTATGAGTAACCCAAACTCCAGCGGTTGATAATAAACCATTTAAAAATGTCATTAGGTATACATCAGTTATTCCAATAGAACCAACTGGTGTTTTATGACCATAATCAAAATGATACATTAATAAAGATACTGCAAATCCCATCCAAGTCCCCAAACATATAAAACATGTGAATAATTTATGAAGACTATATCCACCTGTTCCAAAATTAGCCAAAAAATTTCTCCACCCTTCAAAGATAGAACCATAAATTATATTGTTACAAGCACCGTAACAAACCAAGATAAAAATAATTGTTTCCATAGTTTTTTATTAAAATATAGTAATAATACATGAATTAGTCAATATTTATTGTTATGAAAAAATTTATTAAAACACTATTTAGAGAATCTATCAATCAAATGAAAGTAGCTGGAGCCCTTATTAATTGTGAAGAAACAAACAGAGTGTTATTGTTGTTAAGAAATGATGAACTCCCTACATGGTCATTGGTTTCTGGTGTTATGGAAAATGACGAAAACGCAATAGAATGTTTAAAAAGAGAAATAGAAGAAGAGTTATCAATTAATTCAGATTTAATCAAACTAAATAAAGTTAATGTTGAGATGTTTAACGATAAAAACATGGAATTCCACTATTATAAAGGAAATGTTAAAAAAGAGTTTTTACCTAAATTAAACAGTGAAAATATTGATTGGGGTTGGTTCAGCGAAGATAAGTTACCAAGCCCTTTGTATATTGGTATGAAAGAAAAAATCAGAAAAAAATAATTGACTTTTTAATAAAATATATTATGTTTATGGGTGTAAAAATAAAAAACGTACATGTCTAAAAATAAACTAATTAAATTAACTGACGAAGAACTTTCTGCTGAAATAACATTTGAGTTGAAATCAATGGTTAAAGAAACCAAATCCACAGAAAGCGGAAAACTTGAATTTATAAAAGAAATAAAAACTGGGTTGGGGTCTGAAATTAAAGAAAAAGGTGGTCGTGTTACCATTATCAAGAAAACCAGATATGAAAAATTTATGATTTGGTTTAAAAAAATATTTACAAAATTTTAATATGACATATACAGAATTAATAGAAACAGTTTCACTTATTGTTGAAAATGAAAAAATACAGAAGCGTGGGTTGGTGTTGTATTACGAATTACCAGAAACAGAATTTCGTACAATAAATGAAGAACTTTTCTATAAAACAAACCCATTTTCAACCAATTTTGAGTCAAGTAATGAATTTGAAGTTATGTTAGGTAATATACTTGTAAAATTTAAAAAAGTTTAGTACATTTGCTAACTTTCTTGAATCATGGATAAATTAATTGTTTATTTTCTAATAATATTTGGTTTAACGTCTTGTGGAAAAGAAGTAATTGAACCACCTAAAGCAATATCTATTGAATTACCAAATTTTGTTAAAAGCAAAATAGATTCTACAAAAATAGGTATTAATAAGAAAAAAAAGAAAAAGAACAGAAATTTTTTTTTAAAAAAACTTGACAAGAGAAAAAATATTTAGTACTTTTGCATCACTTAACACGAACTATAATAAAATTAAATTTTTATGACAACACTATTGGCAGCTATGCAAACAAATGATTCACTTACTGAAAACGGTATGGTAACTAATTCATCTTCTCTTAACCACTGTGTAAACTTGTTTTTCCAAATTGGTGCAATGAGAGGACAGGATAAGTCACGCCTTATTAATGCCTTTACAAAGGCGTTTGGTGAGAATCCTTTGACAGCTATGAAACTTTTGTTTTGGGCTCGTGATGTTCGTGGTGGAGCTGGAGAAAGACAAATATTTCGTGATATTATTGGATATCTTGCTAATAATCGTAGAGATGTGTTGGGTAAAAACCTTAACCTTATTTCTGAGTTTGGTAGATGGGATGACCTTTTAGTATTGGTTGGAACACCTCTTGAAACTGAGGCACTAGAACTTTTTGCCAATGCTATAAAATCAAAAAATGGTTTGGCATCAAAATGGGCACCACGTCCTAACGTTAGTAACCGTGAAAAGAAAAGATGGGCTACTGCTCTTAGGAATCATTTGGGTCTTTCTCCAAAGGAATACCGTAAGTTGTTAGTTGAAAACTCTAACACCGTTGAGCAATTGATGTGTGCTAATGAGTGGTCAGCTATTGAATACTCTAAGTTACCTTCAAAGGCTATGAGCGACTTGATGAAAGCGTTCAGCAAACACGACAAGGAGCGTTTTGGTGCATATTTGGAGAGTGTTAACAAAGGAGAAACCAAAATTAACGCTGGTGCTGTATACCCATACGACATCGTAAAGAACTTGAGATTTGGCGACAAGTCTGGAGCGAATGCACAGTGGAATGCACTTCCAAACTATCTTGAAGGTAGTAAGGAAAGATTTCTACCAGTAGTTGACGTGTCTGGTTCTATGGGTTGTGCTGCTGGAAATAACCCTAACGTTACATGTATGGATGTTGCGGTCTCTTTGGGATTGTACATTTCAGAAAGAAACGTTGGTCCTTTTAAGGATGCCTTTGTTACCTTCTCAAGCGACCCTGAATTGCAAGTCCTTAGCGGTAATTTGCAAGAGAGATTCAATCAGCTTAAAAATGCTGAGTGGGGTATGTCAACCAATGTTGAGGCTGTATTCCGTTTGATACTTGACAAAGCGAAAGATTCTGATGTATTTGAGGAAGAAATGCCAACCATGATTCTGATTATGTCAGACATGGAGTTCAACTCTGGAACTCGTGGTAATTGGAGTCTTAGCGCTCAACAAATGTTCGAAAAAATGTATGCTGAAGCTGGCTACAAAATGCCAAAGGTTGTCTACTGGAATATCCAGTCAAGACAAGATAACTTCCCAGTTCACTTTGACAAGGTAGGTACTTGTCTTGTTAGTGGGTTTTCACCTAGTCTTTTGACTAATTTATTATCTGGCAAAGATATGTCTCCATTGAGCATGATGTTGACAGTGGTAAATAGTGAAAGATACTCAGTAGTAACCGTCTAAATTTAATGGGGTCGAGTCGCCTAGCGTCTTGACCCTTTTTATACTCATAGTATAAGGATGCATACAGCAAACTAAAAAACAAAAACTATGATTCAATACATAACCGTTGGAGCCGCTTCCACTACTTTTTTTAAGCGGCAAACTTCGAACAGGGTTTAGAAGTAAAAGCCCCAACATCTTGTTATGAGTATAAAAGATAAAACCCCAGAAATGGGGTTTTTATTTTACTATTTACTGTTATAATTAAAATGCGTAAATTTAATTATGAAAAAAATAATAATAAAAGAAATCGACAAATATTCAAGTAAATTATATCAAGGAAAAACTATTTCAGAGTATTTAATATATGTTGACTTGGATGGGATAAAAATCCATGCTTATACAGAATTAGGTGAAGATGCTAAAAAAGAAAGAGTTAATGAACTGATTTTAGAACACCTAATTACTGAAGATACGATAACAATAAATAAAGACGAAGTAATTGAAGAATTTTGTCTTGAAGAAGTAATAAACGGAAAAAAATGCAAAACACAAACTATCCACTGGTGATTGTCTTTTATTTAGACCATGAACTAATGTCAAACCCACAAATAATTAAACCGTTTGCTGAATCTGTTAATCAGATGATAGCATATAAAAACGCAAATGCTTTGGCGTTTTTCTTACCAACGAAGGGTGAAGACCGTGTTGAAGTATTAAACCCTGTCGTAATAAATGAACAGGATATGGAGAAGATAAACAAAATTGTTGAAGAAATTAAGACAAGTTTCTCAATTGGTCTTGATATTGATGTACCAGATGAAGATATAACATTGGAGGGGAGACCATGTGATTGTGGTGAGAATCCAAACGGTAACTGTAAATGTGATTAATATGGATAATCAAGAAAAAGCAATGATATATGACAATTGCATTCGTGAAAGCGATAAACTTCAAAGAGAAAACTCTAAATTGAAGTCTGAATATGTTAGCAACATACCACCA